AATCCAGCAACATATCAATGAGCAGAAGCGCCAAGGTAATTCACTCTCAATGGCCTAATGCACCCGCCCCATTATCATCACCCGCCAAAAAGCAGATCCAATTCAAAACACGCCTATCATCGCGCCCTCACCTCTATTTACCGTTGGCGAGAGAATCTAGTTTGGCATCATTTTTGAAATGGCGGGTGATATTGTCCACTTTCAGGATGCAGATTATCACCCGCCCTCTTTCCCAGTACTACTCCTTAAAACCCTTACTGTATATAGGTTATATATAATATATATATTTAAACCTACTATTTACTAGCGATTGGCAACATTATCACCCACCCCGACCTCCAATTTACCGTTACTTAAGGAATGAAAAGAGAGATCGAGCGCACTCTAGGATGAGGATAATTGGGAGACTAATTCTATATGGGGTGATAATGTTGCCGTTAGGGAAGGAATAATATCCAAACCCATACCCCATAAGGAAAGTGCCTGTTGATTAGTAATTGACAAGCGACGATAGTTGGATACACCCGGACGATATTTTGATCGGGTGACTAGCTAAGGCCATGGCAAAATAGACAGAGTGGCAATATTCATAGAGGCGTTTCCGCATGGCATTTCCAATCCTGACTCTTGATGCTCAGTGGGGAGTCAAGATCAAGAAATCGATCGCACACCACACCACTGAGCTAGGCGACAACTATCAGCAGGTCGTGGTCGTCGGTACCAACCCCACCACAGAAGAATGGGACATCACATCACCCGACATGACCACGGCGGACCTGGCGACCACTCTTGCGGCATTGGAGACGTTCTCGGGTGACACGATCTTTCAATGGTCGCCTGACGTTAACCAATTCCCACTGCGATCGTTCGTCTGCGAAGGTTGGAAGTACTCTTCCATTGCGCCGGGATACTGGATGATTGACGGCACGTTGACCAATGAACCTACGGGTCAATGCCTCGCCTATGCAAACCTAATCGATCCAGCACTCGCACTTGCAATGGCTCAATCTGCGGTCGGGCACCTTAGTAATTTCACCCGAGACACCAGCCCATTCCTCGTTAATGCCCAAGGCGTCAACCGCAACAATTTCCATGATGTCCTCGGGCGCGGCGGCTATCTGCCACCCACATCAGGCACCACTGAAGGCCAAGCCACCCTCATCCGATCACTTCTCCGCCTGCGAAATACTACAGGTGTTTCAAATGCTACAAAAACGATATGCCTTAATTTGGCGCTGCTGTATGGCAATGCGTTGCTCACCTATTTCTATCCCGTGTCTCTGCCTGCTAATGGATCCACTTTTTACCCGCCTCATTGGGTGATCAATGCTGGCGGCGGATCGGGTGACGGGTCGTTTGTGACGAAGGGTTTACAGGTGGGGAAGGCCGAGAACTTCGGGCACTTTGGCGTCTCAGTCTCATTCGTGAATGGCGTCGGCACTATCCCATCGGGCACTCCAAACTGGGGGGAGAAGGTGGGCGAAGTCTTTCGCGTTCATCGGCCTGCCGGGAAGCTGACTTGGAAGAATGTCTATTCGGGTCTGATTGACGAGACACAGAATTTGCCCATTAGCTACTGGGTGAGTAATCTCCAGCTAGGCGGTGTGAGCTACAGGTTTGCGCCTGACTATCAGATTCCCGGTGCCACCACGCCACCCGTGACGGCTGAAGCTGCGGGGAAGATTGTTCTCACCAGTACGACTTTCACTGGGACGGCGATCGTGGTGTACTCGTCGTATACGGGTGCTTCGGTTGCGAAAAACGGCAAGTTTGACGCATTCCCTATGTGGCGTCCCCTGAATGTGGGTGAGAGCAATGTTGCATTCGATTCCCTGTGGTGGCTATGGGATGCCTACGATGAACTGTATACCGCCACAGGGAATGCCCAATGGCTACGTGCGCGAGACTGCACCAAATTTACGGCACTCGCTTCATCAACTATCCAAAACGACTCCTATCTATTCAAGCGCGACACCAGCACCACCGAACCCTTCTCAACACCAGGGACTCAGCTTATCGCAGCCAATAACACAGCCGGGGCGATAGCGACGCGAGTGGCGGATGGAGGGCTGCTGCTGACGGTGGCGGACGGGCCGGAGCTATATCCATCGGCAGAGCTTCAAAACTTTGTCATCTCAACTGGCTTCACGGCACTTTCATCCCTCACCGTAGAACTGGCGTCGTCGGTGGCGCAGATTATGGAGGTTGCCTTAAGCGTCTCGGCCAATGCCCTAGATCAAGCATCGATCTATCGCTACTATCACCCGATCGCCGCAGGCTTAACCAGCTACACAGCGCTGAGTTTGCTGCCAACTCAGTTCGTGAAATGGACGACGGACACGCTTTGGCATTCCACTAATTCAGACGCACCTGTCTACTCGTATAGCGGCGGTGGCGGGTCGTCAGTATCGCTGCGTGAGATTCAATCGGTCAATGGCCTGAATAAGCTTGTGACGCGCATCACCTTCGACTCTGGCGCTACAGGGTTCGCAGGTGGAGGATTTGTGCTGACTGGAGCCGTGGCAAATAAACCGCCGATCATCTATTACAAATCCACAGGCACAATAAAATACCGGGTCCGCGATTCTAATGCGATCGACTGGGAATGGGCACTCCCCCCAAGTACTACATGGACTACATTCACTACACCATTTATTGTGCCCGGTTCTACCATCGTTCCCGGCGATGGCCTAATCCAGGCTGTTGAATTGGTGGCAGTGGGCGCGGGGGAGGCATCGGTCTACTGGGTGGGCGCTGCACCTGAATTCTTGCCAGTCCCAATCCGGTGCTACAAGCATTCGGTGGTGAGCCGTTTTGATGGCGCTCATCAGTTCAAGGTTGGCACGATGCAATCAGTCAATAGCAGCCTGAATGGGCTGAAGTACCAACCTGCGGCGGTACCATTCACCGTCAACACCACAAATGGAGTGGTCGAAGCTTGGCGTGGGACATTGCTTGCTGGGTATGAGTCACCATCGACCTATCTGAAGTGGGGCGAACTAGGTCTTGCGGCACAAATCCTGACGTGCCTCTCGGATAGTCAAGCGGCGTATTCCATGCAGGCCACAGCACGAGGCTACGACGGCCCATTCGCGCCTGCCTACCTTTGGAATCTATGGTCTGAAAATGTCTATGGCAAGCAGCTTGACAAGTGGGGTTGGGATGCTCCAGACCCGAATACTGAATGGGCGCAGTATGGCTATCGGGCGCTGGATTCCACGGCTGAACTTTGGTTCATGGATAAGCAAAATGTTTTAGCACGGACGATCGTGATGCGCTTTATCGGCTTTCTGGATAAGACGTATCGCCAGAATAACTCAGGGCAACCTCCCACAAATTTCAAGCCTCAAGTTGCGCCATCGATCCTTTATCATGACCCCGCAGCCGCCGCACTCATCATGCGTTCAGCCATCCATGCAAATCTAGCAGGCGGAAATCCGGCGCAAACGTTCCGGGTGGTGAAGCGATCGTGGGAATACTTACAGTCTCAATATGTGGCATCTGGAGTAATGGACGGAAGCTTCTCGAAAGACCAGCCTACCTTCGTGGTCGGGTCCACTACCTATAATCAGTATTTCGCTTTTTGGCACGCAGAAATCATTGAGGCGTTGGCTCTGCTGGCGCAGTATTCGGCGCAGCTTATTTTACCAAGTTGCTCTGACCCAGTTTAGGCACACAAAAGCCGTTCACGCAGTGTCCCGAAGGGAATCGTATTTTTGGATCGGCTTTTGTGTGCAGATACTAGCATTAAACTTTCTTTTGTCCAATCCGTCCCGCGTTACAATGGGACAAGTCTATAGAGATCCACATGAAAGGATATTGCGTCACACCTGTTCAGCACACGCCAGTTCATGTTCCAGGCGAGGAAACTATCGCCATAGTCTTAGCTGTTGGCGATGAGATTGAGTGTGGCGATGAGCATTTCGCGCAGCTTTTGTCGATCGGTGCCGTCAGTGCTGAGAAGCCCGTGATCGCCAGCGTTAGAAAACCTGCCGCTTAATGCCTTACCCCATCCTGCCAGTCACGCCTAATTTCGATGATATGTGGAACGTGAAAACGAACACCACCCGCGCTGTCTATGGCGAAGGTGGGGTGGTGCAACGTGAGCGCAAATCCACCATTAACCGAACATCGCAGTCGATCGGGATTGGCATCAACATCCTCGATCGCACTGTGGTGGATGCTTTCCTACTGGAACGGATGGGACGCCCTTATCGGCTGTCTTTGGATGGCGGCAGCACGGACGACGGACGGCTATATCGATCGCTGTCTTGGGTTTGGGATCTAGAGGGATTGGGCGTGGCGTCATTTAGTGCTGAAGCTATGCAAGCTCGGAGGCTGAAGCTATGACAATCCTGACCGATATCCAGGAACTAGACGGTGATGCCCCGCTCGAACTGTTCGAGATCAGTGGCTTCAATATGCAGAACCCATACGAATCTAAACGCTTTTGCAATCATCTGGGCGTTAGTTTTGACGGCGAAGTATACGAGGCGATCCCATGCGAATCTGCGGGATTTGACGTGCCATCGCAGGCGGCTCCACCGATGCCAAAGATCACCGTGTCGAATTTGGGCCGTGCGGTGAGTGACTGGATCTATCTGAACAAGAACACTCCAGGCTTCCGACTGAAGGGCAGCACTGTCACCCGCCGCCTGAGTCTAAAGCGCTATTTGGATGGTCAATCCGGCGCGAATGAGGCAATTCGAGAATTCCCGCGTCACGTCTATACGTTGGAGCGAATTAGCAAGCAGACGTATCTGGCGGTGGAAATCGAGACGACCGCACCGCATGACTTGGAGGGTGTTCATTTGCCGGGGCGGTTGGCGATGGCTGATTTTTGCTCTCTCGAATTGGGCGATGAGAACTGCGGGTATGTCGGCACTCTTTTCTACGATCGCAGTGGCTTACCGACGTGGGAGAAGAAAGACTCTTACTGCGGCAAATCAATGGCATTCTGCAAGAAGTACTGGGGTGCTGCGGGGATACTGCCATTCGGCGGATGCCCTGGTGCCCGACGACAAAGTTAAAGCTATTGGGGTGCATTGTGCAATCTATCAACAAAAACTGGACTGACGAGAATGGGAACCACATTGGAGGGCAATCGATCGGCGATGGCTTTACGATCGTCTGGCAGAGGGGTCCATTGAACGAATCTGGCCGGAATGGTGCATTTCTAATCGAGGTCTTGTGCGGCTGCATAGACTGGATTCGATTACTAGGCCCATGCAACGTGATTTCTGGGGTAGGATTCACGATCGGTTTTGGGGGTTGTAATTCAGCATTCGAGGGCCGACTGAAGACTCTTATCGAAGTGCTTGAGGCGTGTCTATCTCAAGTGCTTTATTACGAGTCTCAAATTCGATTTGCCTGCGAAGAAAATGCGCAGGCGGAAAGCTTCCTGCGCAGGTGTGTCTGGGCCATGAAGAAGACTCGGCATCTTGAAGAAGAATGGATCTATGGAACTCTAGTAGGGGTTCCAACCCTTCGAGAATCGGTACTGGAGAATATAACGTCAGCAAAGAAGTGCCTAGAGTCTCGACGAGATCGACGTGCTGATTTGGGGACTTTAGGCACTCACATTTCGGATTCTAAAATCTTATCCACTAATGGAGGAATCTCATCTTGAAGTACGTCATCGGGGAAGATCAGAGAGACATCATCAAGGATATCGCCAACGAATCACCTGGCGTTGAAGTCTGCGGGGTGGTGGCGTGGACAATCGATCGCGGCATCTATGTCGAAGCGCTGAAGAATATTGCAGAGAACCAAATCACTGATTTCGAGATTGCTGATGCTGACCTAAGCCTGTTCCAAGACAGGACAGACCATTCTCCATTCCCGCTGGCAATTTGGCATACACATCCACTGGAGTCGCAGCCTGCGCAATTATCGCCCTGGGATATTGCCAATTCAAAAGCAAGCGGCATCCCTTATCTTCTGTATCATCCAGCCTTCGGAGAATGGGATTACTTTGACCCACACAATCACAATCCATACCCACTAAGAGTCAACGCATCCACTGATCCAAAAACGATTGGACACTATACCGAGTGGCGGTTTGAGTGGAACCGGAGTGATTGCTACACCCTAGTGCGATCGTACTATTCGGGGATGCTTGGGGTGGAAATCTTGGATTATCCCCGAGGCGGCGCTGATGCGATGTGCGTGACGAGTGAGTACTGGAACCAACTTGCAGACAATTTCGCCCATGCAGGATTCCGAGCGCTCCACAGGGATGAAGAACCTCAGAACGGGGATGTTGCGATCGCCACGTTGCCGATGGCCGGAGTGAATCCGCACCATTGCGTCATCTTGCATGATGTCTCCACTAATACGGGTTTGCACATTATCGACAATCAAATTAGTGCGACGGTTTTTTATGGCCCAGCACTACAAAGCCGGACCCAATTCATCGTCCGCCATCATTCTCAGGAGTCCGCATTATGATCACCGTCACACTCGAAGGTTCATTGGCAGATCACTTTTTCGACTCATTGGAAGTGGACGCCGAAAGTGTAGCGGAAGTGGTGGGATTACTGAATGCAAACTTCGCAAATTTTAAGCGATTCATTGGGCATAACTTAGCGGCAGGTGTCCGATATACGGTGAGAGTTGGGCATTCATTTGTCACCGAAGAACAGGTGAATTGCCCGATTAATTCCAAAGTGCGGACGATGGTGATTACCCCGATCGCGGCGGGGGCTGGCGGCGGATTTGGCAAAATATTACTTGGCGCGGCAATACTCGGGATTGGCATCTTTTCCGGTGGCGCTGGGTTCTTAGGGATGTCGTCAAGTTCGCTGATTATGACGGGTGCCGTGATGATTGGCACATCGCTATTGGGGATGCTTTTTGGGCGTGAAAAAGCACCTGACAAAAACGATAGCAAGAAGTCTCTGCTATTCGAGCAACCGCCTCAGACCGAACTGGATGGTGGACGATTCCCGATCGCATACGGGCATCCACTGGTAGGTTTCTACCTGCTATCAGTGCGGCAACGGACTTGGCTAACGGCGTAATTTGGAGGCATTCTCATGGGCAAGGGTTTCGGCAGTATTAAGGGTAGCGGTGGGCTTTTTGGCGGTGGGCCGAAGAAGCCTGTCACTCAGACACAATCCAAATTTACCAGTGCTGAAATTTCGTTGATTGGATGTTTGGGGGAAGGTCCGATCGAGGGGATGTACACACCTGCGCACCCGCTGCAAAGTTTATTCATCGATAAGGTGCCAGTGCAAAATGCGGACCTAAGCCTGAATTTTAAACTAGCGGCATTCGACTTACGCCCTGGTGTGCCATGGCAAGATCCGATCCTTGGTTTTGCTGATGGGATTTATACCAATACTCGCATTGGTAATGAAGTGATCTTCAATCTGCCAATCACCAAAACAATCACCAACAAAAACCTAGATTCGATCATATTTACGATTAGCGTAGTGGCTCAGGAATATCCAACAGAAGGGGGCGTCAGGAGTGCGCCGATCGCATTTAAGGTCTGGGTCCGACAAGGGAATGGCGCTTGGGAGTTGCGGCATAATATTGCATTAAATGAAGTCTTTGCCAGTGCCACACCATTCGAGTTCAACTGCCCAGTCAATAATTATGGCGGGACTCAATCTCAATTCCAGGTGCGGGTAGAACGGGTAACGCCAACGGATACAGACACCACGCGATTCCAACGGGCAGTCCAGTGGGTGACGTATCAGGAGGTCATCGAAACGAAGCTGAGGTATCCATCCCTCGCCTTGTTTGCAGCACGGTTTGACCGCGCTCAGTTTGATTCGGTGGGCGCGATATCGGCACGAATCAAAGGCCGAATCTGCGCCATCCCCAGCAATGCGATCGTGGCGGATGATGGCGGCTTAGTATTCTCTGGCTTATGGAATGGCACCTTTTACACACCCGCGAAAGCGACACGCTGTCCGGCGATGCAACTCTACGACTTAATGACGAATACGCGCTATGGGCTGGGGAAGCGCATCAAGCAATCCGGGGCGGAGAAGAGTAGTTTCTATGTGGTATCGCAGTATTGCAACGGTATTGTGCCCAATGGCAAAGGCGGCATTGAGCGGCGGTTCCAGTGCGATATCATGCTGGATTCTAAGGAAGATGCCAAGCGCATTATCGATATGTTCCGGACTATATTCCGAGGATTCGCCTATTACCTGGATGGTGCGATTAGGATTGGTGCCGATATGCCATCCACAGGGATTGCCCATCAATTCTCGGCGGCGGATGTGGAAGGCGGTCTGTTTGAGTACAGCGATCAAGTCGGGCTGAAGGGCTTGAATACTAGGGCGCTCGTCTGGTGGAATGACCCAGAGAATTCGTTCGAGCGCACTCCTGAATACGTGGAAGACCGCGACGGGATTGCACTCTATGGCCTAAATGAAATCGAGATATCAGTCCCAGGATGCACCACTCAAGGGCAGGCGCACAGGGCAGGTTTAGCGGCATTACTAGGCGATCGGGTGCGTGATACGGCAGTCACGTTTCGGTCACGGTTGAAGGGCGTCATGGTGCTGCCAGGGGACGAAATTCAAATCGCAGACTCCAAGCAGGCCAATGAAGAAATTGGCGGACTTGTCTCTAGTTCAGATGGCACCACCACAGTTCTCGATCGCCCGGTGAAACTGGCATCCGGAGTCAGTTACATCCTGTTTTGCACGATGCCTGATGGGACCATCCAAGAGCGTACCGTCACTAGCAATCCAGGGAATCGCAGCACACTCACCACGGCACCTGCTTACGGCGCTGCTCCACTGGCTGAATCGACTTGGGTTCTGGCCTCGGTTTTGGTGACGCCTCAGAAATTCCAGGTGACGAATATCGTTCCGGTGGAAGGCAGTTCTTACAGTATCTACGAGATCCAAGCCGTCATTTATGAGCCATCTTTCTATGCCGCCGTTGAACAGGGATTAAGCCTTGTTACGCGCTCTACTCGCATCACAGCACCTACCGTCGTCAGTGTGCCAAGGGATGTAGCGGCTATCCCGAGAATCATCTCAAATCAATCCATCCTGTCTGTCTCTTGGCAGTTCGCAGCAGGCGCAGACGGGACGCGGGATGAGTTCGTGGAAAGCTACGTGCTGGAGTGGAAACGCGGCAATACAGATGACTGGGGCAATACCCGATCGGTGTCAGGACTTGGCTACGAAATGACTAACCCGATCGAGGATGTCTATACCTTCCGTGTCGCATCTGTGGATACCTCTGGCAGACGATCGGCATGGGTCGAGAGCAATCCGGCACTTGTCACTTCCATCAACACCTACGCCTTCTTTAGTGCCGCCCAAACCAGTATGTTTGCCATGGATTACTGATTGTGTTCCACAACAATGCACCACCGAGATCGAGTATGAAGAACACGCCTGGAACGCGGTGCCTGCTGTGCGGGAAACGGTTGCAGCCTTCGCCATCTGGGAAAACTTGGGAGTGGGTCGAGTGGGGCGTCATGTGGCGCGTGGTTTGCCGAGAATGCCCAGACGATCGCATTGACGAATTGGAGGTTTAGGGGAAGGCTGCAAACGCTCTCACAGCAAGAGAGGTGGGAATTCCCACCTCTGAGTTGATTCAATCAAGACTTGTTCAACATTCGGCGCTGAACTAGCTCTATGGCCTCTTCATCTTCTGCGTCTACCAGTTCAAGAAAGCCTTTTTCGTTGCGTCCCGTCTGTCCAGCGCTACAATAGGACAGACCCCTGTGCCCGTGGACTCCGATGGCAGACGATCGATACATTAATGGTGTGAACCTTCCCCAGTGGCGGAAGGGACGCGGCGATGGCAGTATTGCAGATCCATTCCGATTTGGGTTCTTCGCCCAAGAATTAGAGGCGGTCATCGGCACCACGGCTGACACTTCGGCCACCACTGACGCAGGTACCTTTTCACTGACGGCATTACTGAAGCGCCTGCTGAGTACAAAGCTTCCTGATGCGGTGAATTCGCGTGTACCAGTGGACTCGCAGTACGGCACTTATGGCGCACCTACTTTAGCGATTACGGCGGCGCTGAGTACGGGTACGTTTTTCGATACATCCAAATTTGGCCGGGTGCGATTGCAGGTGAACAATACGGGTGCCAATGCGCTGAGTGGTTTCGAGATTTCGTCCTTGGCCCATGCAGCGGGTGATGCTCAGGTCCACCTGAATCTTTCCACTCATTTCACCACACCTACAGCCGGGTCAATCCTTCGGCATTGCGCAGATTTGACGGGTGCGGCGATCGACTTGACAACGCTCCCGGCAGGCGGCAAGGCGGTGATGGCCTTCGACTTGAGAGATCTTTTCGCAATGCAATTTCGGGTCCGTGCCACTTCGACCGCAGGCACAAGCTTGCAATTCTACTGGGGGGCTGCGTAATGCTTGGAGCAATCAGATCCAGTGGCGGCGGCGGTGCGGTGGCGACGGTCTTCGGCAGATCGGGGGCAGTGGTGGCCGGGGCTAATGATTACTCGGCATCTCAAATCGCGGGGCTGGGTGGAAGCGCTGGAAGTTTCGTCATCACTCCGGGCGCATTGCAAACACTGACAGCGGCCTCCACGATTGTCGCTAATGCGGGGACTATCCCAGTGGCGGCGGCTTCGCCGATCACGCTTACAAGCAATCCTCAAGTGAGCACGGGCGCGAACGGTCAGCGCATTACGATCGTGAATACGGGAACTAATGCGATCACATTGGTGAATGGCAGCGGATTGATTCTTTCGCAAAACATCATTGTTTATGGCGGACGTGCGATCGAGCTAGTTTATATGTCGGCATACTCTAGCTGGTTGGCGGAAGGATTTGTGCCAGAATCCTTGGCCCTTACCGGGATACCCACAGCACCGACATCGGCGTACAACACGAACTCGACTCAGGTAGCGACAACGGCACAAGGTTTCAACCATCTCTATAACCATGATGCTCCCGGTTGGAGGGGGCTTACTTTAACCGCGAACTGGGTCAATTACGGAGGCGGTTTCGCTGCCGCATCAGTCAAACGTATTGGACGGGACATGGTTTTCCTCCAGGGCGTCATTGCTGTCTCTGGGTCTTATGCAACAGCAATGACCACCCTACCCTTGGATTGCCGACCATCGGCTTCGATCAACTGCATCAGCAACACATCGGCTGGATTGGGAGTTCTGACGATCGATCCTTCGGGAGCAGTAACCAGCTTCACCACTTTAGCTGTTGGGCAATTCCACGTTCTCTCGGCTTCCTATTCTTTGTAGGCTCATACATGGCAAACCTTTTAATCCCGCAAGGCGACGATTTTGAATTCAATATAACGCTGTATCACGGCACTGCATTGGTCTGCCCTGCCCCTATCTCCACTGTCCCGGTGGCGATTAGGATTATGCCTATTGCGGCTGCAATGGTGACTGGGCAGAAATTGTACTATGGCGATTGCGGCGAACTCGAACTATCTCAATCGCTGGCTCCCACTGACTTAATTGCATACGTCACAAAAGTCCCTGAACTATTGTCAAAGGAGACGCAGTTGCGAGGGAATCCGATCGACGTTACCGGATGGCAAGGGACTTCTTCAGTGCGGAGTGATTACGGCTCTCCGTTGGCTTGGAATTTCGTCTGCACAATCGCAGGCAATCCACTGCTGGGGACATTCAATCTATTGATGCCGCGTAGCGTATCGAGTGGAATTCCTGCAAATTGCACAGACAAATCGATCGCCCTGATTGAAGGATTCGATTTTGCAGACTTGAAGACTTGGGACAAATTGTCAAAATCAGCTTACGTCTGGGATTTCGACACCCTGGATATGCGCGATCGAAAGACGCGGCGGAATAAGGGCTTGGCCTTAGTTACTGGCGAGGTGACACTATGAGCGATGTTATTGTTCGCGTCCCCACCACTGTCTGCGTAGTGGAGCAACCCGTCTCTTTTGCGGTGGTCATCAATCGTGGGGAGAAGGGTGATCCGGGTAGCGGTGGCGGTGGATCTGTATCTCTCCCATCGCTTCTTGTGGCGCAATCATTAAGTGCATTACGCATCGTGGCAAATCTAAACGGACAGTACGATTACGCCAATCCACTAGACCCGATCGCAGCATGGTCCATCGCAGGAATCAGCTTGCAGTCGATCAATGCAAGCGGGTTATTGACGCCCGTGAACAATCAACCTGTGAGCGATCAATCTTGGAACTGGGTACGCGGCTCCCCCGTGTTTCTAGGACCATTGGGGACGCTTACTCAGACCCCGCCATCGACCGGAAGTCTAGTCACTGTGGCGCGGGTACTCGATCCGAAAACTCTGTTTATTCACATTGAGGACGCAATAAGACTATGAGCACTAACCGATTTCTAGGATTAATTGGCGGAGTAAAAACTTGGTTTACGGCGATCGCCACATCATCAGGGGCACCCGATGCCAACAAGATCGCAATGGTTGGATCAAACGGGCGATTTGATGTCACTTTGATGCCTGTCGGGATTGGTGCTGCCACTCAAGCCATGGTCGCATCTGAAATACTAGCGGCGGGTGATTTTGTCAACATCCTTGATAATGCTGGATCGCCAAACTGCCGCAAAGCCGATAGCACAAATAGCCGACCTGCCAACGGGTTCGTAACCGCTCCCGTGGCTGCTGCGGCTAGTGCAACGGTGTTTCTAAGTGGTCCCAACACCGCACGGACTGGCCTTGTGTCGGGTTCTCTGTATTTCCTTGGCACGGCGGGGAATGTCTCTTTAACTCCGCCTTCAGCGACGGGGAATATCATTCAAGAGATTGGGATTGCTGCCAATTCTACGACGATTTCTTTCGACTTTGATGCTCCCACTACGATCGCTTAAACATGAACTTCCTCACTTTCGTTAATGGGGTAAGGACGTTTGTTAGAAATATCGATTTTCTTGATATTTCTAACAGCGCTTTTCGGATTCGCCTAACCGGAACGGCTACAGCCGATCGAGTGGTCAACCTGCCCAATGTTACAACCACGCTGCTAGGTGACGATCAACCTGTAGGGGCGTCGGGGAGTGGCGTCTCTCTTCGGGGATGGGAGCCTGTAGTGGCAGTCACGGCTACAAAAACGTTTGCATTGGCGGATTCTGGTACGGTCCAAGTCTGTACCAATGTGGCGGCGGCTGTCATTACAATTCCACTTAATAGTGCTGTAGCGTTTCCTATTGGTGCGCGAGTTATTGTTAGGAAAGCGACTAACCAGACTGTCACCTTAGCGTGGTCTGTAGGTGTCACAGTTTTGTCTGAGTTGGGTGCGACGCTGGTATTAACCGACATCGCAAATTACGTGATTCTAAGGAAGACGGGATCTGATACTTGGATCTGCCAGCAACCCATAACTAGCAATATTAATTTGCCAGGTAATTCAACCACATCTACTCAGCTATTCTCAGACAATAGTACAAACATCGCCACCACTTCCCACGTTAAAAGTGTGTTACTGAACAATCCTTCGATAACAGGATCTACATTTTTAGGGGCATCAATTGTTTCAGCGGGTGCCACATTATCAGTGCCTACTGTGGGGCTTGGCAATGTGTCTTTGCAGTCGGCTAACACGACTCAAGTTGCAAGGTCATGTAGGCCGATCGTAATTGCCTCGCGGACCACGGCATTCACATTCACGACCACTTACGCAGACCTGGCTTTCAACAACATAATCCGCGACAATAGCGGCACGTACAACGGCTCCACGGGTGTGTTCACGGCTCCATATACCGGGATGTATGCGTTCAGTTGCCACGTTGCCAACTTCACAGGCGGAACGACATTCACCCTAGTCAGTATTGGTGTCACTGCTAATACTGAGTTTTTAAGATTAGGGCTAACAGCAGGTGCGGGGTTTCAGGTGGTTAATGCTAGGCAACTCATGTTCCTTAACTCGGGTGACACTCGCAGATTCGGAGTACAGACAGGGGGTGCGAACGCGGCTGGTAGCGTAGAACCTAACGCAACGGCTCAGTCATCATGCTATATGTCCATTGAATATCTTGGGATCGATACTTGACGAGATTAGGCCAATTTAAACTGGGCAACATCTAACGTCGTTGGGTCTTCTGCGCCGCTGCCAAACTCGGTGTAATACCACTTGCGCATCCAGGCTTCATTCTTGGATTGACTGTTGCCTAGCCGGGTCAGCAGGAGCCAATAATACGCTCGTTCTTTTAACGTTGCAGGGGCCAGATTTTGGCGATCACTTAGCCATGGTTTCGCACCAAGCATGGCTGCTGGATTTGCATTGGGCAACACTGAGATCGCCACTTCTGCCGGGATTTCGTAGATGAAGTCGTCCGGCGTAATTACCGTGACATGGCTACTTCCCACATCAACTTGGGCGCATCGGACGCTTGTGGCGGTACCGTTGGAAGTCGGCCCAGTCAGCAACCAATTGGCGCGGACTTTGATCAGTTGGCCCACTGAGACATCCTTTGCCGCAATGGTCTGTTTCATGTCTTCCTGAGTGCGGACTACTGCCCATGCGGGGCTTTGGCTCATCTCAAATGCCTTCCGCGCAAAGCGGCGATACTTCCGCGCAAAGGTGCGGTCTGTGCCGTTAAGAAGCTCCACTAATTCGCCTGTTATTTCGGTCTTTTTGGCTGAGGGGAAGATGTGACCACAACTAGGGCAGACCATCGTGAATCCATACATCAGTTCGTCGCACTCAGGGCACTGCTTCATGGGTGCGTCGAATGCTGCGCCCGGTGGTCGTCGGGCAATACTGTATGGCTGCGCATCGTTAAAAAACCCATACTTGAATGCATTCAATCCGACATCGACAATGACGAAATTTTTCTTGCCAATGCGAGGGCACGTTCTAGCAGAGCGGCCTTCCTGCTGCCCTTTCGTGACTCTGGATTTGGTGGGTCTAGGGAACACAGCCTCAATAGTTGGCAGGTCCACACCTTGAGTCAGCAAATCTGCTGAAGTAAGGCCCACGAGAGTGTTGTCTTCAATTCGGGCAAACCAATAGTTGCGTTCGTCGTCGCTATCTGCCCCTTCTAGCATCTTGAAGATTTGCCCGTCCGGGTAGCCCTCGTCCAATGCCTGTTCGCGCCAGCGCTGATTGAAGGCTTCGGCCACTTCCAACGACTGCGCAATCCCAGCGCCGAAGTAGAGGGTACGGCGGGACGACTTAAGCGTTCCTCTATAGCACTTCGCTTCCCACTGCTCTAGCGTTGCCTTCAGGACACCCGGTCCAGTCATGGCAAGTGCCAAATCCTGTTGCCGGAAGTCGCCCATCTCGGTCCTGACAGCGGACAGATCGAGTACCGTCTTTGCTCCATAGTAGATCGCTGGCACTAGCCCCTGAGTGAAGTTTGTCTCACGCCCGATCTTAAGCAAGTCAGGCGGTTGGGCGATGACGATCATGTGTTTCCACAGATCGCTCAAACTTTCGGTTTTTTTGGTGCGCCATGGCGTCGCCGTGAGTCCGATGACCCAGGCATCCTTATGCCAGTGAATCCAATCGCCATTGTCATCCACATCGGCCCACCAGCGTTCGCTGGCGGGGAAGCCTGCCGTGTGGCATTCGTCGATGAAAATCAACTTGACATCTTTCGGGACATCGCGGTTAACGATTGTTCCGAAGGATGCAACCTGTACGAGGCAGTCTGGATACGGGTTCTTACCTGCCGACGCCGCAATCAGTCCGGGACTATAGCCATACCTTTTGAATCGGTTGGCAGTCTGCGATACCAACGTCACCGCATCAGTCAAGAATAGGCAGCGATCGCCCATTGCCACTGAGGTCAGAATGTCGTGGATCGATAGCTGGGTCTTCCCTCCCGCCGTTGGTAGCACAGCCACGATCGAGCGATCGCGCCCCTTGGTGTGGGCGTAATCTTGGCGGCATTGATTGATTGCCGCCAAGCCGTTCGACTGGTAGTCGTAGAGGTCCGGAAAGGTGTGCTTCATATGAATGTTGATGGCAGGCTGGATGCTCTTCTTACGGGAGCGGCCCATGGGCTTGAGGCAGGCAGAACTATCGGATGAGCGGCGCACTGAGATCGCCGATCTCGTCTTGGCACACCGAAAGAATGTTCGAGATCTGGTCGCTGCTTAATTTGCCGAAGTACCCGGTTTTCATGTACTTGATGTAATCGCCAAGCTTGACCTTCTGGGCGCTGAGAACCGCCGCCACTCTCTTAGCTTCTATGTGGATTTGATGCAAGTCCTCGGATTCTTGGGTCCATAGTTTGACCTTAATCTTCTTCTTCGTGGAGTAGCCCTGCAAGTAGTACCCAAGGGTTTTTTTGACCTGTTGGGTATTGGACAATTTCCAATAACAAGCTGTTTGTCCAGTGATCGTGGCTGCTCCTATAATCTCGTCCCAATTAAAGAGGAAAACTTTGGATCCAATGGTTGCGTTGGTAAGCATGGTTTTTACTTAGTGGGTGATTGGGTGATTAATTTGGCTATATATACATATTAGCATTATGGCTATTAAATGTACAGTCAATCTTTGCCAATTATCATCACGCCCTCATCCCTATTTACCGTTGGCGGAAGAATCTCGTTTGGCGTCATTTTTGAAATGGCGGGTGATATTGTCCACTTTCAGGATGCAGATTATATTTAAACCTACTATTTACTAGCGATTGGCAACATTATCACCCACCCCGACCTCCAATTTACCGTTACTTAAGGAATGAAAAGAGAGATCAGGGCAGATCTAGGATGACGATAATTGGGAGACTAATTCTAGATCGGGTGATAATGTTGCCGTTAGGGAAGGAATAATATCCAAACCCATACCCAGTAAGGAAAGTGCCTGTTGATTAGTAATTGCCAAGCGACGATAGTTGGATACAGCCGGGTGATAATTCGCATTAAAAAGCCGATCGCATTTCTACGAGGGTGCGACCTCTATTTGATACAATAATCAAATAGAGGTCGCAGTTTCAAAGCGTACAAGGAGAAAAAATGGGCGCTCAATTACTGGGTATCGAAGGGACTCAAGTCAAGATAGAAGTCACGATCAATCTGAGTCGTTCAATGTTGACGAGTGAAGAGAAGATCCAGGAAAGTTTTAACCGATCGCCCCTCCCCAGACAAACGTTGGCGAAGCCTCTCCTTGGGAGAATCCCTCCCCCCTAAACCAACGCAGAAAGACGATCGCGAACCTCCCGCGCCTGCAACCGATCGGGAAATAACGTTAAATAATCATCCAAATCCCGAATGGCGTCTTCGATCGAATCTATAGACGCTTCAGAGGATCGATCGTATAATCCACCACCCTCTTCAAATCGCCCAGCCGCAAGATAGTAAAGCGCAAGATTAAAGTTGTTTTGCCAATCGATGACCTCCGGTCGGTCGGAGACCATCGGGTCTTTCGCTTGTTTAGCCTGAGAAAGAGCGATCGCTCTTTGCAAGTCGGCTTGGGCTTCAGTGGGGCGATCGAGTTTGGTGAGGGTGAGCGCACGGAGGTAACGGACCCAATCATTATCTTCGGGATCTAACTCAATTGAACGATCGAAATCCTTCAATGCTTCTTCATAACGTTCAGTCAATCGATAGGCTTCACCTCGGCTTGCAAAAGCCTGCTTAAGGTTGGGATTGAGTTCGATCGCTTTTAAATAACTCTTGATCGCTTGGCTGTACTCTTTTTGGGCGTTGTACGTAACTCCTAGATTAGTGTAAGCGTTAGCATATTGCGGATTGAGTTCGATGGCTTTTAAACAACTCTTGATCGCTTGGCTGTACTCTTTTTGGTCGTTGTACGTGTTGCCTAGATTATTGTAAGCGGTCGCATCTTGTGGATTGAGTTCGATCGCTTTTAAATAACTCTTGATCGCTTGGCTGTACTCTTTTTGGGCACTGTACATATTGCCTAGATTATTGTAAGCGGTCGCATCTTGTGGATTGAGTTCGATCGCTTTTAAATAACTCTTGATCGCTTGGCTGTACTCTTTTTGGTCATTGTACGTAATTCCTAGATTATAGTAAGCGGTCGCATCTTGTGGATTGAGTTCAATCGCTTTTAAATAACTCTTGATCGCTTGGCTGTACTCTTTTTGCTCGTTGTACGTAACTCCTAGATTAGTGTAAGCGTTAGCATATTGCGGATTGAGTTCAATCGCTTTTAAATAACTCTTGATCGCTTGGCTGTACTCTTTTTGGGC